GGTTAAAATAGAATCCGCTGCTTCTGAATTTTCTATAGCTGGTTAAGTAAACCAAGCTATTTTCGCTGGAATGCGTTTTCCTTATAAGGATATCTTGCGCTTTAATTAAAATTAGTCTATAAATTAACTACTATACAATTAAAATTGACATAGACGAGTATAGTCGACGGCCTAAAGACTGTGTCAATATAATTAGGAGGATAACAATATGGCAAACACTACTTTTAGTGGTCCAGTCAGATCGGAAAACGGTTTTCAAACAATCGTAAAAAGTTCTACAACTGGCGATGTAACAAACACAATGACTTTTTCTCAGTACACAGCAACTGTGACTGTTGCAAATGGTCAAACTACAGGAAAAGAATCAGCAATCGGTATTCCAGCAAACTTTATTCCAATGGGAGTAATTGTTTCTGTAACAACTGCAGCAACAAACGCTGTTAACTTAGTTGATATTGGAACAGATGCAGATACAGATGGTTTCGTAGATGGAATCACAGCTGCAGCTAACTCAACTGGTTTCAAAGGATTTTTTCCTTGCAACGGTGCATTAGGAATGTCAGGTGGAGCAACTACTGCTGCAACTGCAACTCCAGATGAAGTTGAAGTTGTTGTAAGCGGTGACCCAGGAGCAACTGGTGCAACTTTTGTATTAAAGTTCATTGGTGTTTCAGCTTCTTCGGACGCTAGCTAATAAATAAATTAGTGTGGGCCTTCGGGCCCACATAAAATTTTAAGGAGAAAAAATGGGTATGAAATCAGATGTAAAAGCAGTACAAGTTACAGCAGCTGGTAGTATCTTTGCAGGTAGAACTAGATTAAGAGGAATTATTCTTTCTAATGTTACTACTACAACGACTACTGGATCTGTTATATTACAAGACAATGAAGGAACTCAATTTCAAGCAGATGTTCCACCAGGTGATGTATTTTCTTTTAACATGCCAGAAGATGGTATTTTGTTTAAAGGCTTTATAACTTGTAATGCAATCACAAGCGCAAAGTGCACTGTATTAATAGATAAGTAGGAGGCTAATTAATGGCTACCTCTGGAACAACAACTTTCGAATCAAGTTTTTCTATTGATGAAGTTATAGAAGAAGCTTATGAAAGAATAGGTCAACAACCTATGTCTGGCCAAGAAATGAAATCCGCTAGACGTTCTTTAAACATTATGTTTCAAGAATGGGCGAATAGAGGTTTACACTATTGGGAAGTAAAAAATAATTCTATTACATTAGTCAATGGTCAATCTGTCTATACTATGTTTAGATCGACAAGTGATGGTACTTCAAGTGCTACAGCAGTATATGGTGTAGATGATATTTTAGAAGCATCATACAGAAATTCATCTTCTGTAGATTTTCCATTAACAAAAATAAATAGATCTGAATATCAATCACTTTCAAATAAAACTGATACTGGAACTCCAACACAATATTTTGTACAAAGATTTATTGATAGAATTACAGTTACTTTATACTTAACACCAGGATCTACTGAAGCTGGAAATTTTTTAAACTATTATTATGTAAGTAGAATTCAAGACGCTGGAGCTTATACTAATGAAGCTGATGTTCCATATAGATTTGTACCTTGTATGGTTTCAGGTCTTTCATATTATCTATCTCAAAAATTTGCTCCACAAAGAACTCAAGAAATGAAATTGTTATATGAAGATGAACTTCAAAGAGCGCTACAAGAAGACGGCTCTTCTAGCAGCTCGTATATAAGTCCGAAGGTATATTATCCAAGTGTCTAATACTGCTTCAGGAAAATATTCAAAATTTATATCTGATAGATCAGGTATGGAATTTCCATATAAAGAAATGGTAAAAGAATGGAATGGTGCAAGAGTGCATATTTCTGAATTTGAACCTAAACAGCCACAATTAGAACCAAAACCACATACTGCAGATCCTCAAGGATTGGTAAATGCAAGACCAGATAGAACAGAGCCAAAAACAGATCCATTATTACCATCTAATCCTTTTATTATTACATCAGGAAGTTCAACAATAAATGTTTATGAACCTTCTCATGGTAGAAATACAAATGATATTGTTGTATTTAGAAATGTAGATGGAAGTCCAGGGGGATTATCTTATACAATATTTGAAAATACTTTTGGATTTAGTATAGTAGTTACAGGTACAGATAATTATACTTTTAATACATTAAATATACCAACTGTATCAGGAAGATTTGGAGGAGCATTAGTGACCGCAGGTCCAGCTACATTAACACCATGACATATGCAGAATTAGTACAAAAAATTAGAGATTACACAGAAGTAGATTCAAATGTTTTAACATCTACAATTATAGATGGATTTATTGAAAATGCTGAGTGGAGAATTCAAAGAGATACAGATGCAGATTATCAAAGACAATATCAAACAGCTAATTTAATTGCTAATCAAAAATTTATTAATTTACCACAACAATATAATATTATTAGATCTGTTCAAATATTCACATCTACAGATACCTCTTTATCTGGCGATCGAAGTTATTTAGAGGTTAGAGATACTAGTTTTATATCCGAATTTAATAACACTAATGCAACTGGATTTCCTAAATATTATGCTAATTGGTATGAGGATGTTCTTGCATTTGCTCCTATTCCGGATAATACTTATTCAATTCAAGTAAATTATATATTGAAACCACCTCAATTATCAGCTACAAATACTACATCATATTTAAGTCAGTATTTTCCCAACGGACTTTTGTATGCTTGCTTAGTTGAAGCATTTAGTTTTCTAAAGGGGCCCAATGATCTCTTGCAATTATACGAAGGAAGGTATAAACAAGCGATTGAAGGATTCTCAATAGAACAAATGGGAAGACGAAGACGCGATGAATACCAATCAGGTGTTCCTCGTGTTGGAAAACAATGAGGAGATAAAATATGGCTATAACACAAGCGATTGCAAATGCATTCAAAAAACAATTACTAGAAGGTGATCACAATTTCGCTTTCGGTGGTGATAAGTTTAAACTAGCTCTTTATAATTCTTCAGCTACTCTAAACTCTGCTACAACTTCTTATACTACTACTCAAGAAGTTGGTGACTCTGGATCTTATTCAGCAGGCGGTGGAGCACTTGTGCAACCAAATCCAAGTACATCAATTGCATCAGGTGTTGCGATTGTTGATTTTAATGATTTATCATTTACATCAGCAACAATCACTGCAAGAGGAGCTTTAATCTATAATACTTCATCAGCTACTACTAATGCAGCTGTTGCAGCTTTAGATTTTGGAGGAGATAAAACTAGTACATCAGGAACTTTCACAATTGTATTTCCAGCATTTACAACAGCAGCAGCTATACTAAGAATCTCTGGATAATACAGAGATTTATTCTCTATATTAAACTAGGAGATTTTTAAATGGCAGGTTGGAATGGTAATTATACTTGGGGTGCAGGAACCTGGGGTATAGGTAGAGTTGATGTATCTGTAAATCTTACAGGGGAACCTCTTACTGCCAATTTAGGAAATGAAACTGTTGAAGCTACTGCAAATGTAACTCCAACAAGTTTACCTCTTACTGCCAATTTAGGAAATGAAACTGTTACAACAGATGTTGATGTATCTGTAACAGGTTTATCTTTTACTGCTAATTTAGGAAATGAAACTATTGAGTTAAATACTCCTGTAAATGTTACAGGGGAACCTCTTACAGCGAATTTAGGTGATGAAAGTATTACTACTGATGTAGATGTTAATATTACAGGTACATTGCTTTCTATGCAAGAAGGTGATGAAACAATCACTGCAGATGCAAATGTTACATTAACAGGTCAAGCTCTTTCAGCGAATTTAGATGATGTTACTATATTAATTAGTAATGATGTATTTCCAACTGGAGAAGAATTATCTTCTTCACTTGGATCCGTAACCATAACTGCAGACTCTAACTTAACATTAACTGGTGAAGCTTTAACTGCTAATTTAGGTAATGAATCTGTAACCATAGATGTAGATGTTAATATCACAGGTACATTACTTTCTATGCAAGAAGGTAATGAAACAGTTACTGGAGACGCAAATGTTACCTTAACAGGGCAAGCTATTACAACTGCTTTAGGAACTGTAGATGCAGTATCTGTGGTTGAAGTTACAGGCCAAGAAATGACTATGCAAGAGGGAGATGAATCTACCTCTGGAAATGCTAACGTTAATTTAACTGGAATTGGCTTGACAATGAGTGTAGGTAGTTTAAAAACTGTTAATTGGAGTATAGTAAACACAGGTACAACTGTTCCTTGGACGGAAGTTGACACTGCTGCATAAATTTAATAATATGAATAATTAAGGAATTTTTAATATGGCAAATTCTACATCAGCTAACCTAAAGTTAACTGTACAAGCAACCGGTGAAAACTCAGGAACTTGGGGACAGATAACTAATACAAATTTATTAATTTTAGAACAAGCTATTGGTGGCTATGAAGCAGTTGGAGTTACTTCAGGTGCTACTTTAGTTTTTTCTAATGGTGCAATTTCAAATGGTAAAAATCAAATTTTAAAATTAACAGGAACTATTACTGGAAATGTCAATGTTACAATTCCAGATTCAATTGAAAAAGCATATACTGTAGAAAATGCTACAACAGGAGCACACACTGTAACCTTTAAAACAACTTCTGGATCAGGAGCAACTTGGGGAACAACAGATAAAGGAATTAAATTTTTATATTCAAATGGCACTGATGTAATTGATATTAACGCAGATCTATCTGCATCTACTTTTCAAGGTAACATAACTACTACAACAATTAAGTCTGGTCAGATTGATGTATTAACTCAAAACCCTGTAAGACTTCAAGATACTACAGGTGGACAGTATGTTGGACTTAGAGCGCCAGGAACAGTTTCATCTTCTTATACATTAACTTTTCCAACTGCAACAGGAACTGCAGATCAAGTTTTAGTAACAGATGGTTCAGGTAATTTAAGTTTCGTTGACAATACAGGTGGAACCGCATGGCAAGCAGTTAAGACAACTGGGTTTACAGCAGCTGCAGGTGAAGGTTATTTTTGTAATACAACTGGTGGAGCATTTACAATGACATTACCATCATCTCCATCTATTGGAGATGAAATTTCATTTATAGATTATGCAGGTACGTTTGATACTAATAATTTAACAATTGGTAGAAATGGTAAAAATATTCAAGGTTCTGCAGCAGACTTAACAGTTTCAGTAGAAAGGGCAGCTAACACTTTAGTATTTGTTGATAATACACAAGGTTGGTTGTTAAAGGTTAAATAATGGCTGAGTATAGAGAAATAGAAGGACAAGCAGTTCAAAATCTTTCTGGAAGCACCGGTACAGTGGAAGGACAAGTTTATTATGATACTGCTACAGATACTTTCAAATTAATAGATAATACTGGAGTAAAAACTATAACAACAAGTTAGGAATTAAATTATGGCTAATTATCAATATTGTGTAGCATCTAACTGGGGAAAAGGTTTTATTACAGCAGAACAACACAGAGAATTAAATCATAAAGAATTTCCAGGAAATATTTGGAGGATTCCAGCTAATAATCAAGATGCAAATAGATGGGTTCATGGAGTATCAGGAATATCTAAAACATTATCAGAAGCTCAAGCCATTGTTGATGCAGAAATAACTCAAATGCAAACTAATTGGGATAACAGAACAGAGGAAGAAAAAGATCCTAATAATTTAAATTATATTCCTAGACCCACTACAATAGTTTTGGAGGAATAGCATGGCTACCTATAGAGGTACATTTGGACAAAAAATACAGTATATAGCATCTGATCCTTCTCCTCTTACAGAAGGTCAAGTTTGGTATAATTCAACTTCTAATACTCTTAAAGTAGCAACACAAATTACATCAACTGAGGCTTGGACTACAGTTCCTAGTATGGGAACTGGAAGATATAGTCATGCAATGACAGGGAGTCAAACTGCAACTATTGCATCTTGTGGATCTACAGGCCCTGGAGCAGGAGGAACTTCTTCAGTAACAGAATTTTATAATGGGTCTAGTTGGACATCAGGTACAAGCAATCCAACAGGAAGAAAAGGCCCTGATGGAGTAGGAACACAAACTGCTGCTATGGTTTTTTTAGGTGCAGTTCCTGGACCTACAGGGGTTACAAATGTCACTACTTTATGGAATGGATCCTCTTGGACAAGTTTAGCAGGGGTTAGTACACCTAGAGAAACTGCTCAAGGAGCTGGAGAAGTTTATACTGCTAGCTTAATTGCTGGAGGACAAACAAACACTCAAGCAACTGAAGAATTTAATGGAACAACTTGGACAGGTGGTGGAAATTTAAACACTGGAAGATGGGGAATGGGTATGGCTGGAGTTCAAACTTTAGCTTTGGGTTTCGGTGGAGGAAATCCTGGTAATGTAACTAATACCGAAGGATATAATGGATCAACATGGACTAATTTAACAGCTATGAATGTAGCAAGAGCCAGAAACGCAAGTTTTGGTGCAACGCAGGGTAATGCAGTTTCAGGAGGAGTTCCTGGAACAGGAACAGAAGTTTGGAGCGGAAGTTCATGGGCAGCAGGAACAGCAATGAATACTCCAAGAGCAAGAGCTTCAGGATCAGGTTCACAAATTGCAGGATTAGGTTCTGGGAATTATCCTGCAAATGGTGTCACTGAAGAATGGACAGGGGCAGCGAATTATCTAGGAGCTAAAACAGTAACAACAAGTTAATTATGGCAGATTATAAAAATATATTAGGACAAAATATTCAAGTAGTAAGTAGTGATCCAGCTAATCCTATCTTAGGACAAATTTGGTATAATACTACTTCAAGTCAATTAAAAGGATATGCAAATGTAACCATAGCTGCTGCTTGGTCAAGTGGCGGAAATATGAATACTGCTAGAGATCTTCTTACGGGTAGTGGAACGGCAATTTCTAATACAATTGCTTTTGGAGGTGATAATGGACCATCAAGAGTTGGTTCTACAGAAACTTATAACGGAAGCACTTGGACTACAGTACCTAGTTTAAATACAAATAGGTCTGCATTAGGTAGTGCTACTCAAGGTACTTCTTCCGCTGCTTTAGGATTTGCAGGATATCCTAGCACTAGCGCGAATGAAGAATTCAATGGTTCTAGTTGGACAAGCGTTTCAAGTTATGGAAATTCAGGTTATGGAGTTGCTGGAGCAGGAACTCAAACTGCGGGACTAGGAGTAGGTGGATCAGGTGGTCAAACAAGCACGTTTGAATATAATGGATCTACTTGGAGTCCTGGAGGAACTTATCCTGGTGGATTATATTTAGGAAGCGCAACTGGTTTACAGACAGCTGCTATAGCTACTTCAGCTGTTGGTGGAGCTGGAGCAACAGCAGCAAAAGAATATGATGGATCAACTTGGTCAGCGACAGGAAATTATCCAAACCCATCTGCTAATAGAACTTCAGGTTTTGGAATACAAACCAATGCAGTTTTTTATGATAATAATGGTGGGTATTCTACAAATGTTAATACTTACAATGGTAGTGTTTTTGCAAGCGCTCCAAGTATGGCTACTGCAAAAGGTGGTATTTCAGGTAGAGGAGGAAGTGGTTCTGAGGGACTTTTTTCAGCAGACACAAGTCCTAGAAGTGGTGCAACCGAAGAGTGGACAGGTGCTTCTTCAGGTGCCACAACAGTTACTATTACTGTTTCATAACTTGACTTATTAATATAATACTTTAGAAAGAAGACAGAATGTCCGAAAAAAGAAATATAAAAACATTAATTGAAAAAGAATCTCCTAATCTACATAATATTTTAGATACGGAAGATGTATCCACATTTAATGGAATCATTGATGAATTAAGAGATACATGGACTAAAAAACAAATTTTTAGAACTGAAACAGAAATGCGTTTTTCTGTTTTAAACGATTTTAAATATCCAACTAAAGCTGCAAAATATTGGCAATGTGTTAGAGAACAAAATGTTTATTTAGAAAACTTAATGCAATTGTCTTTTGATTACAGAAGAAATGATGCGAAAATAAAATATATAAAAAGAAAATTAGAAAAAGAAACAGATGAATATAAAAAAGAAATTCTTGAAATAGATTTAGATGAAAAAGTATATACTAAAGCAAATATGGAACTCATTGCTAAAGATAGAATGAGAGAAATTAGATTATGGTCAGGGCTTAAAAAAGAATTTGATGATGGTACTTTTGATACGAAAGACGTTAATACTCATCAACTAGATTCGTATCATAAAATAATGCAGAATAGAGTAGATACATTAACCCCTGGATCTTCTCAACCTGAAGTATTTAATGCAGTTGGACAATTAAAAAGTATTGAAAGAGAAAAGAAAGAAAGAGGTCTTTTAAATAATGAATCTAAACCATCAGAGTTTATTGGACAAGGACCAAAAAAATAAACAATTATTTTTTCTTATTGGTTATCCTAGATCTGGTAATACTTTACTAGCGTCTATTTTAAATCAAAATCCTAATATAGCTTGTTCTGGTAATTCTATTACTTTAGAAATGGCTGCTCGTTTATATTTACTTAAACAAGATATTACCTTTAAAAATTTTCCAGATCACCAATCATATGATAATGTTTTAAATTCTATATTTGATTTATATTATAGTGATTGGCCTCAAAAAATTATTATAGACAGAGGCCCTGTAACTACTCCTGGCAACATGGAAATGATGAAAAAACATTTCGGAACAAATTTTAAATGTATAGTTTTATTAAGAGATTTAAAAGAAATTTTAGCAAGTTATATTAAATGGTTTACTAATCAACCTGATGCATTTGTAAATAAAGAAGGAGGAAATACTTTAGAAGATAAACTACATTATTTGATGGAACCTTCTGGAGCAATATATAAACAAGGGCTGGCTATTCAAAATAGTTATTTATATAAAGATATTTGTCATTATATTAAATATGATGATTTAGTAACAAATACAGAAAATACTTTAAAAAAATTATATGAATTTTTAAATATTGATTGGTTTGAACATAATCTCAAAGACTTGAAACAATTAAATATAAATGGTATTACTTACGATGATACAGTTATTGGTAACAATATGCATACTATAAGAACAGAAATAAAAAAAGAATATAATAATTATATAAACCAAATACCAAAAAGTATTTTAACAAAGTATGAAATTTAATTTTGTATTTTTAGGACAATCGGTTTTGCAATATGAAGTACCCTTAAATATATTTGATTCAATAAATCAAATATACGAAAAAAATTATGATAAATTACCTGCAGCCAATTCTCAATTAATAGGTAAAATTCAAAGTGAAAAAACTTTATATTATATGCAAGAAAATGATCCTACTAGACAAAAATGTAATTTTTTAACAAAAGAAATTGTTGATTGGTTTGATTCTATTTATGATCATTATCTAGATTTTAATGGTATAAAGGGACACGTAAGAAATTTAAATAGTGTTTGGATTAATGAAATGAAAGCGGGTGAGTATAATCCTGTTCATGTGCACCAAGGAACTTTATTTACAGGTCTTTCTTCTGTTATGATTTTAAAATTACCTTCAACTTATGGTAATGAATATTCTTCAGAAATTAAACCACAAAATGGTAGATTGCAAATACTAGGATCTGCTTCTGGACAATTTGCAAAAATAGATTTTCAACCGCCTTTAGAGTTAAGATATTTTTACGTTTTCCCTTATGATATGAGACATTGTGTATATCCATTTAATGGAACTAATGAAACAAGACGAACGCTTGCAGCGAACTGTGATGTAGACTATAACCCAATAAATAATAGAAGCGCAGAATGACTTTTTGGACAGAGCCGACTTGGAAATCTTTAGTTGTAGGAACAACTCAACCGTTGTTTACACCAGAACAATGTCAAAAAATTATTGATACTGGAAGATCACAGCCGAAACAAGATGCAGAAGTAGGACACGGAGAAACAGGGACAGTGAATAAAAAAGAAAGAACTTCTCATATATCTTTTATTCCTTTTAATGTTTTACCTCCCATGTATAAAGTCTTGGAAGAATTTATATATAAAACAAATAATAATCATTTTGGATATGAAGGAGTGTGTTTAAATGAATTTGCTCAATATACAGAATATCCTTCAGGTGGTTTTTATGAATGGCATATAGATTCAGAAATAGTAGGAAAAGAACAACCTCCTGTGAGAAAAATATCTATGACTTGTTTATTATCTCATGAATCAGAATTTGAAGGAGGTGGATTAGAAATATATTCTGATGGGAGAATTGTAAATCTTAAACAGGGGCATGCTATATTTTTTTCTTCTTTTATTAGACATAGAGTTTTACCTGTTACTAAAGGAGTAAGAAAATCTTTAGTTGTTTGGTTTGGAGGACCTCCTTTTAAATAATGCATAGAGATTTATTTTTTCCAACTGCTATTTACATTGCAGATATAGGTTCAGAAGATCTAAATAAATATTTAGAAAAACATATTATTGATTGGTCTCAAAAAGATACAGGAATGCAAAGAACGAATGTAAACAGTTGGCATTCAAAAGATGATATGTTTCACATGCCAGAATATAAACAAATATTAGATTTATTATTTCAGATGCAAAATCAAATTTATCAAGAAGAAGGATTAGAACCAGAACCTGTCATAGGTAGTATGTGGGCTAATATAAATCCAAAAGGTGGATTTAATACATCTCATATTCATCCTAATTGTTTATGGTCAGGGGTTTATTATGTTAAAACTCCACCTAATTGTGGACGTTTACAGATTATAGACCCAAGAGCTGTTGCTGCAATGATTAGACCTCATTACATAAAAGAACAAAAACCTTATCAGTGGAGAGAAATTAGTTATGAACCTATAGCTGGAAGATGTATTATGTTTCCATCTTGGTTAGAACATAGGGTTGAATCCAATCAATCAGATGATTATAGAATATCTATTAGTTTTAACTTTATACAAAAAAGGTTTGCATGAGTTTTCAAGAAAAAAAATACCAAGTAATTAAAGAAGCAGTATCTTATGAACTTGCTAATTTTTGTTTTAACTATTTTCTACTAAAAAGAGATGCTGTAGACTATATGTATGAACATAATATTCATTCAGAAAGTCCTTTATTAGGTACAAGAAAAGATCAACAAGTTCCTGGTGTTTATTCTCACTATGGAGACTTTGTAATGGAAACTTTATTGGTTAAAGTGTTACCTATTATGATGAAAGAAACAGGTTTAGATTTAGTACCTACTTATTCTTATGCTAGAGTGTATGAAAAAGGATCTATTCTTCATAGACATAAAGATAGACCTAGTTGTGAAATATCTACAACTCTTAATTTAGGTGGGGATCCATGGCCTATTTTTATAGATAAATCTGGAGGAGAAAATAACAAGGGAGAAGAAGTCAATTTAAAACCGGGAGATATGTTGGTATATTCTGGGTGCGAGTTAGAACATTGGAGAGACGAGTTTCAAGGCAATCTTTGTGCTCAAGTATTTTTACATTACAATCATAAAAATGGTCAATTTGCTGAATCTAATCTATTTGATAAAAGACAAATGTTAGGTCTTCCATCTGGTATAAAAGTATAATATAATACTATATATCATTAAAAAGATTAGGTTATATGTTACAGAAACTCAATTTTAAACCAGGTTTTAATAAACAAGTTACTCAGTCTGGAGCTGAAGGTCAATGGACTGACGGTGATAACGTTCGATTTAGATATGGATTACCAGAAAAAATAGGTGGATGGTCACAATTAACAAATAATAATAATACTTTACCTGGAGCAGCTAGATCACAACATGCTTTTACTTCTCTTGCAGGGGAAAAATATGTAGCTATTGGAACTTCCCAAGGTTTGTTTATATATTATTCTGGAGATTTTTACGACATTACTCCATTAGATACAGCTATTACTGGTGCAACTTTTGATGCAACAACCGGTTCTTCAACTGTTACGGTTAATAAAACGAGTCATGCATTAACTGATGGAAGATATATAACTTTTTCATCTGTTACAGTTCCAACAGGATCTGGTTATGCAACATCAGATTTTACCGATAATACTTTTGAAATAAGGAACGTAACTTCAAATACATTTGATATTATTATGCCTTCTAATTCAGCTGGAACTACTTCAGGTACGGGTTCAGCTCAAATAGATCCTTATGTTGTTATAGGTCCAACATTTCAATCAGCTGGTTTTGGTTGGGGTACTTATTTGTGGGGAAATTCTACTTGGGGAACTCCAAGAACAACAAGTAATGTTATTCTAGATCCCGGTCTCTGGTCACTAGATAATTTTGGACAAGTTTTAATTGCAACTATTCATAATGGTAAAACATTTACTTGGGATGCTGGAGCAACTAATGCAAGAACTATAAGAGCATCAACAACAACAACTAATTTTGAAACCACTAATAATCCAACTGCAACAAGATTTACTTTAGTATCTGATAGAGATAGACATGTATTTCATTTTGGAACAGAAACAACCATTGGCACAACTTCAACACAAGATCCGATGTTTATTAGATTTTCGAATCAAGAAGATTTAAATACATATACGCCAACAGCTACAAATACTGCTGGAACATTTAGACTAGATACGGGCAACGAGATTATGGGAGCTATACAAGGTAAAGATTATGTTTTTGTATTAACAGATAATGCAGCTTATGTAATTCAATTTGTAGGTCCACCATTTACATTTTCAGTTAGGCAAGTTGGAACTAATTGTGGATTAATTGGTCAAAATGCTTTGAGCTATTCTAATGGAGCTATTTTTTGGATGTCTGGTGAAGGTGGATTTTTTGTATTTGATGGTACAGTTAAAGCAATACCATGTTTAGTTGAAGATTTTGTATTTACAACTACCGGAAATAATTTAGGAATTAACTATAGTGCAGGTCAAACAGTTTACGCTGAACACAATACTTTATATAATGAAGTTACTTGGTTTTATCCAAAGTTTGGAGCAAGTCAGGTTGATAGATGTGTGACATATAATTATGCAGAAAATTGTTGGACAACAGGTTCATTAGCTAGAACTTCTTATATTGATCAAGGTGTGTTTGATTTACCTTATGCAACTGCTTATAATAAAACAGGGACTCCTAATTTTGCAATACAAGGAATAACAAATAAGTACGGTGCAAGCACTTACTACGAACATGAAAAAGGAACAGATCAAGTTAATAGTTCTGGAACCACAGCTATACCTGCCTATATTCAATCTGGAGATTATGATATTACAAATACAAACAATATTGCTAATCTTCAAGGTGACGGTGATTTCTTTATGTCTGTTAGTAGATTTATACCTGACTATAAAGTATTAACGGGTAATTCTAAAATTACTTTATTTATAAATAACTATCCTAATAATACAGCTACAAGTTCTCCTTTAGGTCCTTTTACTGTAACTTCATCTACAGATAAAATAGATACTAGAGCTAGAGGTAGATTAGTATCTTTAAAAATAGAAAATGATGCTACAGGCGAAACTTGGAGATATGGTACATTAAGGTTAGACGCAAGACCTGACGGGAGAAGATAATGGCTAAAATAACTTCATATATTCCAGAACCAAAAGAAGAATATGATGTAGAAAATCAAAGACAAATATTACAATCATTATCTACAATAAAAGATGAATTAAATTTTTCATTTCAAGATGATTTAAGAAAAGAATTAGAAAGATTTACTTGGTATAACATGAGGTTTGGTTGCTAATGTCTGGATGTAATAATGTCAATGTAGAACCAACTGTTATTGGTGGTGGAAATGGATCAAATGCTTATGATGCATTTGGAAGATTAAGAGTTTCTAATCCATTTACTATTTTTGATAGTA